CTGGAATTGGCCAATCAGGGTGATAAACCCTTTGTCCAATGGAAGCAAGGTTCCGTATTAGGGACCGGTCCAAGTTTTGGTTTGCTTACGCTAACCAATAACTGCATCGGTGCGCTAGCTGTACTTCGGTACAACGAGCATCTTCCCGAGAGTAAGAAGTTAACCCTCGAGGACAGTTTCAGAGTTATTGGTGATGACATCATCATGCGCTCAGAGATTGAACCCTTTTACGTAGACTTCGTCAACAGCTTAGGAGGTAAGGTGAATAAGAGTAAAACCCTTATCTCAAACCGAGTCGCTGAGTTCGCAGGGAGAATTATTACTCCTGATAGTGTATACCTGAAAGCTATCAAGTATAACGAGCCCTCAGACAACTCTTTTATGAGTTATATGGCTCAGCTTGGTGATCAAGCCAAGTTCTTCCTCAAAAGCAAACAACGAAAGGTGTATGACTTTTTCAAGTTCATACCCGGAGTTGTTGTGGATGGACCGTGGATTCCAGATTCGTACGGCGTATCTCTCCGCGACAGGTACCAATGGTACCTAGAGCAGGTTGAACCCGTTCTGCGAACAGCTGATCCCGATCTTGAAACAGTAGATTATGACCAAATGCTACTGAGAGCATGGTACGATCTAATTGCTCAAGAACGAACTCGAAGTGAGTGGTCCGAATGGGATACCCCTCACCGAAATGAAGGCTACCTACCTTCAACAGTGACTCCGTCTTTCAAAAGCAGTCAAGATCCCCGTCTTACAGATGGTAAGACACTAGTCGACTCTTTATATGAGAAGATTAGAAAGGGTGAGATCATGTCTTTTGATGAATGGCAGAGAATTAGGATGGAGAGGGAGGATGTCACAGAGGAGACCCTCGGGTCAACTCCAAGTTTTCCTTTAGGAGATTCTCCTGAGAGAGATGATTCTTCAGTCCAATCTGAAGATAATCAACATCAGTCAGAAGACACTCCCTTATCCACGAATGATGAGGTTGACTCACAACCGTCCAACAAGACCCACAGTCTTGCGTTCTGGCGTGCTAGAGCCGAGGCCCAAGTCACAAGGACGAGGTCTGACCACCCTCGGGTGTCAGGTCATCATCATGAGGACCTTGATAGGTAATCAAGGTGTCCTAATTGTTGGATTTTGCCCCAATGTCCT